ATTGATTCTAATATTTTATCCATTAATTTTTTTGCTGAAATTACTTTTCGATATTTTTTTTCTGAAACATATTTCAAATATAAGGCCTTATATTCAGTGCCATATACCTCAGTCAAACCTGGACATTCATCTGGACTCATTAAATACCAACTGTCATCTTCATTATCATTACAATAAGCCTTCTCCATAAAAAAGTCAGACAACCACAAAGCTAAAAATAAGTCCCTTGTTTTTCCTGCACTGTCTCCAGAATTTTTTTTAGATTCCAAAAATTGTTCAATGTCACAATGATGAGGTTCCATATATATTGAAATAGAACCGTTTCTCTTTCCACCCTGATTGATATATCTTGATAATTCATTATATAATTTTAACATGTAAAAACTACCATTTGTTTTCCCACCAGTTCCTTTTATTAAAGAATCAGTTCCTCTTACATTGCTCATGTGTAATCCAATACCTCCTGCCCATTTTTGAATAAGAGCACAATTTGTGAAATTTTCAAAAATACCTTCTATTGAATCATTTGTACCCATTAGGAAACAGGAGGCTAATTGTGGACGTTTGGTTCCACTATTAAATAAAGTTGGTGATGCATGAACAAAAAAACCCAATGACATCAAATCATAAGTTTTTTTTATTTTATCAAAATCATTCATATGAATATAACTTGCTACTCTCATAAACATATCTTGTGGTGTTTCTAAAATTGATTTTGTATTTTTTAATAAATATGATTTTACTAATGTTTGATATGCAAAAAAATCTAATGAAAAATCACGATTATAATCAATCATACTATCCAATTTCTCTTTATTATCAATTAAAAAATTTAAATATTTTTCATCCAGATTATTTGTTGTATTATGATAATGATTCATTTTCTCAACAAATGATTTGTCCAAAGCATTATTGTATAGTTTAATATTTTTATGTAAATTACTTAATAAAATTCTTGCTCCTAAAATTGAATAAAATGGATGTGTTGTACTTAAATTAGCACATATTTTACTTGAAACTTCATCTAAATTTTCAGTTTTCATTCCGTTTTTCAGTCTCTTAATTGTTTGTAGAGCTATAAAAGTAACATTAACATATTTTAATTCATCTTCATCAAGTAATTTTTTAATTCTTTCTGTAATTTTATCAAATTTAACATTTTGTTTTTCACCATTTCTTTTTACAACATACATATCATGCAAGTAAGAACCATCTTCATATTGTTCCATTTATAACTATAAAAATTATATATTTAAGTTTTGTAAAATCAAATTTTTTTAATAAATCAAATTTTAAAAATCGTCCGAAACAGATAAAGTTTTATTTTTGTTATTTACGTAAGCATTTTGATATGTAGTTGGTCTTTTGTCAAAAAAATTAGTTTTACTATTTAATGATATTTTCTCCATAAAAGGAAAAGGATTTTCAACATCCCAAATTTTTCCTTTGTATCCTAATTTATTAAATAATCTATTGGCAACATATTTTACGTATTCAGACATTAATTTAACATTCATACCTATCATTTCACAAGAAATTGATTCAGTTATAAATTCAATTTCAATATTTACTGCATCTTTTATTATTTCTTTTACATCATTTTCATCTAGTTTATTTTTTAACATCGAATACAATAAACATGCAAAATCAGTATGCAGTCCTTCGTCACGACTAATTAGTTCATTGCTTTTTGTTAAACATTCCAAAATATTTTTTTCCTTGATCCAATATATTGCACAAAAAGATGCTGAAAAAAATATACCCTCTACAATGGCAAAACCAATTAATCTTTTTGCAAATGATGATTCGCTATGAATCCATTTTATTGCCCACAAAGCTTTTTTGCCAACACATGGTATTGTTTCAATTCCATTAAATAAATTTTCTTTTTCATTTTTGTCTCTTACAAAAAAATCAATTAATAAAGAATAAACTTCACTATGAATATTTTCTATCATAACTTGGAAATTATAAAAATATAATGCTTCTAAAACTTTGACTTCTTGAGTGAATCTTGACAATAAATTCATATTTACAATTGCATCTGATGCAGCGAAAAAAGCTAATATACATTTTATAAATTGTTGTTCACCACCATTTAAATTTTGGAATTCTAAATAATCTTTGTCTTCAAATTTTATTTCTTCTGCTGTCCAAAAACTTGCTTCAGCTTTTTTATACATTTCCCAAATATTTTGATATTTAATTGGAAATGTTGTTAATCTTTCATTTTGATCATCAAGAATAAATTCTTTTTCTAAATTTTCATTATTTAATTTCATATATTTAGATTAATTATTAAAAATATTCTAAAATCAATTTTTTTTCGTTTTAAATCAGTTTATTTCTTTTATAAAGTTTCTCGTTAATATAAATATGATTTTCTTTAGTCAAATTGAACCTAAACTTGTTGATACAGAAATATTTGATAAATTAAAAAAAAATAATCAATTGAAAACAGAAAATGATCTTGTTATTCCAAATATCATTAAAAACAACATTTTTAAAATATTAATTATTTTATTTGTTTTTTTATTTTTATTTTATAGATATCAATATACACTCTCTAAAAAAGAAACAAATAAATTAATTAATAACCAATTGATTGAAATTTTTCAAAAAGAATTAATTGATCAAGAATATCAATTACAAAAAAATAAACAAATTATTGAATCTTTAAATAAAGAAATTAGTCAAAAACAAAAAAATGATAATGATGCTTTTTATAAATATATGGAAAGATCTAATTTTTTTTAAAAATTACTTAAAAGATATTCAACATTATTAATTAATGGAAAATTATAAATCACAATATCTTGAAAAATATGCTGAATTTTTAAATCAATTGTATGAAATGAGTTCACTTTTACACAATCAAATTGACGAAAATAAAAATTTATCTGATGAAGAAAAAATTAATAATGGTATTAAATTTCATTCCGTCATTAATTCGTCAAAAGACAATAAAACATTATTTTTAAACAGAAAAATTAAATTATTTTCTTCCAAGTCGAATGTATCCACAGTATTATTCAAAAATATTTCATTGAAAAAAGTTTTGAATAATCAAAGTAACAAAGTAAAAAAAAATATGTGGGATTTTATTCAATTGTTATATGTTTTCATTGATATTATTGTAACTGATGAACCAGATATCACATATAATAAAAAATTAATTGAACAAATTCAATCAGAATATAAAGAAATACCTAAAGTCAATGCATATCCAGAAATATTGTCTAAACTGGATGTTAATGAAAAAACAAATGAACTTATTAAAGATGTTATTAAAACTTTTAATGAAGATAATATTGATTTTAAGAATGGAGATCCAGTAAATATTTTAATGAATATCGCAAATGAAGTTCAAAGTAAATATGGTGAAAGTTTAGATAATGGAGAAATCGATGTAAAAAATTTGATTGAACAATTATCCAAAGTTAATCCTATTTTGGAAAATTTAACTAAAACACTTAATTTAGATCAACTAACAAAAGAAGAACAAAAAGTTGTTATTGATGAAAATTTTTCAACAGATCAAATCACTGTCAAAAATACAAAACAGGACGAAACACCAAATTTAATGGAAATTATGAAAATTATGGATCAGTTTAAAAATCCAGATGAAAATAATCCAATTGGAAAAATGATTATTGAAATGGCCAAGTTGACAGGTGATGATAATAATGATGAAGATTTTAATGTTGAAGAACAACAAGAAAAAATTCTTAATATGATGCAACAAAACTTTGGTATTGATCCATCACAAATGAAAGAAATGTATGAAAATATTAATAATCAATCGGAATAATAACACATGCATTGTGCAAAACCATCCCAAACGTTACCACAGTTTTCACACAAAATCATATCTTCCGGAATTTCGGGCAATTTCATTTTATCATAAATAATTTTATCATTTATAATAAAACGATCATCTTGTTTCATTTTATCGTAAATATGAATATTCAAAATATCAATTAAACCTTTCCAATCAAATTTGTTCAAATTAATTATTTTAATCAATGGAGATTCATCAATGACTTTTTCCCATAAATTTTCATCATAGTATTTTGGTATACAACCATATAGTATACGCAATGGTTTTGTAAAAGTTGGTTGCATGTACTTTGGCACTTTTTTTATATATTCAGGCAAATCACTATATTGTTGCATATAAAAATATACTGTTTATAGACATAAAAAAAATCAATTTTTTATAAAGTTTGTATTACATCTATTTTGTCAATGTTTTCATTTTCTGTTGGTTCTTCAAAATATTTGATATATTTTGAATAAACAATACCAGGTACTTTATTTACTCGATTATCATTATTTTTTTTACATTTATTGATATCGTTATTTAAAAATATCAAATGAATTTTATAATTATGAGATTTTCCTATGGAAATATAATGTTCTCTCATTTCTTTGGTGTATAACAAACCTTCTATTACAACAGTTTTATTAATTAACAAATCTTTTAATAATTCTTTCACCAATTTTGCTTTTGTTTTATAAATGTCTTGACTGTATAAACTATACTCTGATAAATTATTTGAATAAAATGTGCTTTTTCCTGTTGCGGGTGGACCCATTAACATTATGAATGTTGGATGATTATAATAGTTTATTTCAAATTTTTTATTTATTATTTCTCCTCCTTTTTGTTCATTCATAAAATATTGTTCTGGTGTGTAAAACTTTATTTTCAAGTTTTCAGCAAATTTTAAATCACTATCTGAAAAATCATCAGTTCGGCCTGCAGCATCTCCAACATAAATTGTTTTGTCAATACTTATTTTAAATTTGTCATAAATGACTGACCATATTTTTGTATTAGGTTTTCTAAATTCATTTTTTAATGTCATGATATAAATTGTAAATGGAATTTTAATGTCGTTATAAATATTTTCTATTTTTTTTTTGAATTTTTCTAATTGTTCGTTATTTTTTATTCCGTTTTGATTTGATACAATAACAATATTTTTATTCTTACTAATTTTTAGCAATTTTTCTCTTGTAGTTTCTCCATATAACCATATCCAATCATTTTCATTTTTTGCAAATTTTCCTTTATTGGGTTTGATTAGGGTAAAATCTAAATCAAACATTATCATTTTTTTATGTTTTTTCATTTCACCATAATTAAATTCATAATACTGATCCATTTATAAAAAAAATACTTATAATATTTTTAAATCAACTTTTTTACTGATCCAAAGTTGACAATTCCTCTCGATACTTTTCAGTAACGCCCCAATAATTGACTCGTCTATCCAAACGTTCTTTAACAGTATAATTATACTTGTCTACATACTTTTTTGATTTTTCGCCACCAAGAAAAGGTTTCCAATTTTCATTTGTCCACAATGAATGCAAAATTTTCATTCCATTTTCTGATTGACATTGTTCAACTGCTTCATGAACAATTGGATGATTGAAATTACGATCAGGTGGCATTTGATTATTCCATTTTGCAGAGTCAACAAATTTTAACAAAAATTCAACCAGTTGAAATTCTGAAAACCTAACACAATGATACAGCCATGAGCATAACATTTTTTGTGTATCAGTCCATTCAGTTATTGATAGGATTTTAGTTCTAATGGACTCTAGTTTTTCTGGATTATCATGACGATACATGACATTAATAAAAAATCCAAAATCTGTTTCACAATCAAGTTGATTTACCATTTAAGTTATAATGATTGAGTTATATGAAACCACAATACTTTGAATTTTCAATTTTTAAAAATATATTATTAATCATGTTTATAAAATTATAAAAAAATGATTAATTTATAGTTTCGACGGGGATCGAACCCGCGCGGACATAACGTCCAGTAGATCTTAAGTCTACCGCTTTTACCATTCAGCCACGAAACTTTAATTATGGTAATAGTTGGATTTGAACCAACTCTACAAGTTCCACAGACTTGTGTGCTAAACCAATTACACTATATTACCGAGGAATCATCTGGGATTGAACCAGAACCTTCCGGTTAACAGCCGGACGCTCTAACCAATTGAGCTATGATTCCAATGCGGACCTATTTGGACTTGAACCAAAAACCTTCCGGTTAACAGCCGGACGCTCTAACCAATTGAGCTATAAGTCCTAATGACCTTCGCTTGGATTTAAACCAAGGACTTTTGGGCATGAACCAAATGTTTTATCGCTAAACTACAAAGGCTATTCAAATTACGTTTTTTTACTATAATTATATGTGTAAATTAT